CCGTCATCTAGCATCTTCCGGTACGTCACCGTACCGGTAGGCGGATATTCGTCCGCGAATATGCGCCGAAAAGTCTTCCGGGAAGTAGGTGCCGAGCTCACACCGAGCTCTCCTGTCCCACTCGAGAACCTCACGGATTCTCGTATGAGTGGACAAGACCCCCCTGTTTGCGCAGGGCTTAGGCCACCTCTGCTTCCCCGGATTGATATCCTGTGGTCGAACCTTCTTAAACCTGCCACCCCTAGCAAGATGTACGACATTGGCACTCATGCTGACATAAGTGTCGATGTCTCTTCGGGTGACAAAGGAGTCTCCAGGCTGGGCGTCATCAAATTCCACATGTCTGTCAGCGACATGCTCTTCGACTCGCCTGCGAGATTCTTTCAGCAACGCCCTGTTGTGGGGTATTGCTGGGACTATCAAGGTTCGAATGAACTTCTTCGGGTCATGAGGCCCACCGTGCTCAGCATTGGTGCACAGATACAACTCCATCAAAGCTGCCCTACACCACATAGGCACCCGGAGGCGCCCCTTGCAGGGGTGTCCAAGGCCTCCAAGGGAGGCTGGCAACTCTGGTGGCCTGTGCCTCTTCGAGGCAACCTTTCGCTGTGTGCGGTAAATTGTACGTGCACAGCGTGCAAGTCGGTTGAACGAAGAGGAGTCCACAGCATGCTGACTCATGACCCCATTACCATCCCTGACAAACTCCTTCAACGAAGGTGGTCTAAACGACGAAATCGAACCCTCTCTGGACAAGAGGGCATAGGCTTCACAAAACACGAAACCTATCCTAGACCTATAAGACTTTCCTTCGTGGAGTTCGCTCCCGATAGCCCGGGCCCTTTGGCTATACGAGGAGACGTTATCCCTATGAGTGACTGCAGCAAGATCATCTCCGCAGATAATTCTTGCTGGACCAAGTCTGTCACTCATCCAGTGGTTGAGTATACTAAGAATCGAGAAACTACAGGGAGTGCCCATGAGGCTCCCGCGACTCTTAGCAACTTCGACGTACCCATCCACTACAGGATAACGTTTTCGGCAGTATTCAGCCTCGCTCGGCTCCATGTCCAGAAGACGGTAGCGGACATAATGGAACTCCTTGCCAACTCCGAGGGACTCCCGGAGTTCAGAGCAGAGGTAAGCAGGAAGTCCTGCCTTGCTAAGCCCTGTGATAACTGCAAGTATCGCATCATGTCCGAACCCGTCTGTGGCACAAGTAAGATCAGCCGAGAGGAAGATCTTACTTTCATGGAGCCAGCCAGACAGCCGCCGAAGGATCGACTCCTCCGTCGCCGGGGCGTACGGAAGGCACTGAGGCAATCGCTTCAGGACTGCAGGCCAGAGAACTTGGCGAACCAAGTCACCTCTGGCGAAGACTGCTGCCGGTGGGATAGTAATGATACGTGCCTTCATCCCGAGGTCCGCAATGACCGACGCATGATGCACCACTCTCTTACCCTCACTGAGCCGAAGCAGATAGCTAGTTGCATAAGCTATGTTCCGCTCAGCACTTGCGAAGACAGGGTAACAGAATGCCGCACCACGCTTGATCTTGCGACTCAGTGCGCGCTCGAAGTTGGCGGCGAGGATAGATACGTCAGGTTCACCAGTTCCGGGTGCAGGCCGACCACCGCGCAAACGGTGCTTAGCCTCCATCCAAGCTGGGCGAGCCAGGCTCTGGATATAGCCGTTATATCCACCCTCAGACCGCTTCCCTTCGACCACTGCCGCAGACGAAGAAGGCACATACCAAGAAGTTCTTTCTTGGAACGCACCTCGAAACCGTGTGTAAACGTGATGCTTGATGTCCTCCAGCAACTTTGGAGGAGTCACGTGTCGGTTTCGAAGTGTTCTCACATGCTTGGTGACGGCTGCACGCTGCACAGACTCTGGCGCACTCGGCAAAGCGCGGGCAACTCGACTGAAGGCGAGTTTACCTTTTACATCAAGTCTGCGATCAAGCCAGCGAAGCAACCGTCCGGGAAAGACGTCACACGCAGGT